CAGCAATTATATTATAAATGGCCATGTCTGGAGAGGAAGATACTTTGAAGTATTAAAGAAAAAAGTATGGCAGACTAGAAATGGCATCCAAAACCATATAGACGAAGTAAATATATTAGACAAAGATCCAAATCTTTTTGTTTACAATTCCTCTATCACAAAAGGCATGATACCACTGCTTGAAAAATGCTGGAAAAAAATTAAAAACAGAATTCCTGCAGCAAAGCTTATCATTATAGGTGGATATTATCGTGGAGCTAACTGCGGTGAACCAGACGAAAATGAAAGACAATTTTATGTTTTAAGAGAGAACTATGGCGGGACAGATGACATTCAATTTACCGGAATTATAAAACAGCAGGATATCGCACAGATCTTAAGCAGAGCCAGTCTAATGATTTACCCTTCTGAATTTCCTGAAACATACGGCATATCTACTTTAGAAGCAATAAACTATAATGTTCCTTTAGTCGGATGCAGATTTGGTGCACTGGAAGAGGTTGCAGCAGAACAGACTTCATATCTCATAGATTATGATATTAACTATAATGATTACCAGGTAGACAGATTTGTATCAATGGTTGAGAAGGCATATTATGACAATTATTTAAGACAGCAGAAAATGTATGCCTGTAATGCATTTAAGCCATGGATCGGTTGGGATACGGTAGCACTTCAATGGAAACAGCATCTATACAACAAACTTGATATATACATGAATATAAACGAACTTAGAAAAGTAAGAAGGATAAATAGTCAGGTAATTAAACTATTTGGCAGAAGGTTTCAAAATCCTGAAGACTTTATTGAAAGCAAGACCAATGAAAACAGAATCGTCGTTGTTTCTCCATTTTATAACGCCGAGAAATATCTGGAGAACTGCATAAGAAGTGTGGCGGGCCAGGATTATAATAATTACATTCATTATCTCATTGATGATTTATCAGATGATAACAGCTATAATACAGCGTTAAATATTATTAACAGTCTTCCAGATAATACAAAAGATAAATTTGTAGTTATTAAAAATAAAGATAAAAAATATGCTCTTGGCAACCAGGTGGAAACCATAGAGCAGTATGCAAGAGACGACGATATTATACTTTTACTGGACGGCGATGACTGGCTTATAAACAATCCAGATGTGTTTAATATAATAAACAATGAATATAATGACGGCGCTGAATTTACTTACGGCAGCTGCCACTCTTTAGCAGACAATATTGATTTGATCGCTCAGCCTTATCCAGAAGCGGTACATAAGGAGAAAAGCTACCGCGGCTACTTATTTAACTGGGGAATGCCATATACCCATTTAAGAACCTTTAAAGGAAAACTCTTTAAAAAAGTAAGTCGCGACAATTTTATATTTAAAAACGACGAGTTTTATAGAGCCGGTGGAGATAATGCCATCTTTTATCCTTTAATAGAAAACTGCTCTGACTATCATAATATCCGCGTTATTCAACAGGTATTATATATATACAATGACTTAAATCCTTTAAACGACTATAAGGTAAACCAGGTAGAGCAAAATACCAATGCAGAGGAGATAAGGAGTAAAATGTGCGATATTAAAAGAATAAACGAAATCAAGGATGAAATCGTAGAAAGCGTCAGAAATCATGATCCCGAGGCTATTGAATTATATAAAACCATTGCTACCGAAAGAGAAAATGTATGGATAGATAGAATAGACGGAAAATACCTGGTACCAAGAGTAGAGTGGCTGATAAAAAAAATACATAGCGCCAGTAAAGGTAATAAAGATGTTAAGATACTAGATATTGGGTCATGGACTGGCAGTATAGCAAACCATATTTATGGATATGGATATAATGATATTACCTGTATGGATATATCAAAAAGAGTAGTTGAAGTTGGTTGGCATACTTATCCTCATCTTAAGTGGATTCAGGGAGATATAGAAGACTTAAACATAGACGGAGAATATGACATTGTTCTTATGTGTGAGGTTTTAGAACACCTGGTTAATCCAGATAAGGTAATAGAATTCGTGGTCAATAATCTTTTAACCAAAGACGGGTCGTTAATCTATACTATACCGGACGAAGAAACTGTTTTCGGCGAAAAAATGCTCAACAATTCTTCAGAACATATATCAAGGATAAATAAAACATATCTTCAATCTATATCAAACGATCTTGAAACCATGCATGCATATAATGACGGGCAATTAACATATGATTGGTATGTGGGTTCAATTAAAAAGAAGTTTAATATATTAATTGCACTTCCTACTGCCAAATATATAGAAAGCGATACTTTCAAATCAATTTACCGTTTGGACAAACCTGAAAATTGTGAACTGTATGTAGAATGCTTCTATGGATATAGAATAGATCAGGTAAGAAATTTAATATGTAATTTCGCAATTGAGAATAATTTTGATTATGTATTCTTTGTTGATAGCGACATAATTCTTCCGCAGAATGCTTTAACTAAACTACTCTCTTTAAATGCAGATGTTGCTGCCGGCGTATATATTCAGCGTAAGCCAGGTCAAATTATACCTGAAATATATGAACGCATAGGCAGCAGTGTGGTTAATATGAATTATCAGTCCTTGGTCGGAAATAAAATATTTCCAATAGCAGGTTGCGGATTTGGATGTACTCTGGTAAATATAGAAACCATAAAAAAAATAGGATACCCACAATTTGAATATCATCCAGCTATTAGAATAGAAGATACAATTTCAGAAGACTTAGACTTTTGTTGGAAGGCAGAAAGACTTGGATCAAAAATGTTAGTAGATACTTCAGTAAAATGTGAACATATAGGAGAGCAAATATACAGATTGTAGCGAAAAACAGGTATTAATATAATATAAAGATTAACTATATTAAAAAGGAGAATGCATAATGGTCGCAAACGTGATCTCAAAAAACCTTATAAATACATTTCCTGTAATAACCGCAACGATTACTACTAATTGGACGGGATCTTCTGCTCCATATACACAAGTTATAAATGTTGCTGGAGTTACTGCAAATCATAATCCTACCATATCTCCTGTATATAGTTTAAACAATAATACAGCTATACTCGAAAGAGAAGCATGGAATCTTATAGGAAAAGCAGTAACTGGAAATGGCACGATTACTTTTACGTGTTTTGAAGAAAAGCCGGTAACTGCCATACCTATTCAAATTAAAGGAGTGTAAACTTTGGGCGAAGCAATTTTAATGGGGCAAGGTGGAAGCAACTTAAAAATAGACGGACAAAAAGTAGCATTTTCACAATTTTCAGATTCATTTAATAAAGGCGATAGAGTTGCTATAACTGAAACATATCTTAATCCTCCAATTAAATTAAATACACCTGCGTCTGGAGATCTACCTACTAGTTCTGGATATGGTTGTTCTTTCAGTCCAGATGGGGCTTATTTAGCTGTAGTGTACGCCAGTTCACCGTATCTTACTATTTACAAAAGAAATGGAGGTACTTTTACTAAACTAAGTACCCCAGCTTCTGGTGATTTACCTGCTGGTACTGGACTGGGTTGTTCTTTTAGTCCAGATAGTACTTATTTAGCAGTAGCGCACACCAGTTCCCCATATATTAATATATACAAAAGAAATGGCGATACTTTTACTAAATTAAATACACCTGCGTCTGGAGATCTACCTACTAGTTCTGGATATGGTTGTTCCTTTAGTCCAGATGGTACTTATTTAGCAGTAGTACACAACACTTCCCCATATATTAATATATACAAAAGAAATGGCGATACTTTTACTAAATTAAATACACCTGCGTCTGGAGATTTGCCTACTAGTTCTGGATATGGATGTTCCTTTAGCCAAGATGGTACTTATTTAGCAGTAGCGCAAGCCAGTTCACCATATATTAATATATACAAAAGAAATGGAGATACTTTTACTAAACTAAGTACCCCTTCTTCTGGTGATTTACCTACTGGTCTTGGAACGGATTGTTCCTTTAGTCCAGATGGTACTTATTTAGCTGTAGCACACTTTAGTTCACCGTATATTACTATATACAAAAGAAATGGAGATACTTTTACTAAATTAAGTACCCCTTCTTCTGGTGATTTACCTACTAGTACTGGACGAGGTTGTTCCTTTAGTCCAGATGGTGCTTATTTAGCCGTAGGACATGATAATTCTCCATATATTACCATATACAAAAGAAATGATGATACTTTTACTAAACTAAGTACCCCTTCTTCTGGTGATTTACCTACTGATGCTGGACGAGGATATTCCTTTAGTTCAGATGGTGCTTATTTAGCAGTAGCATACTTTAATTCCCCATATATTACAATATATTTATTCAAAGAATTTTTTGCTCAGCCATTAGATTCTTTTATACCAGAAGATGATTATTCTTTAGGTTATACTTTACAATCTGGAAATGAAGACGATACTAAAAAAGTAGCAAAGCTATTTGATATAAAACATAGAGTGATAGATGAACAAAAGGTAATAAACATAGAGTTTCTACAAAATATTAATAAAGGCGATAGGGTTGCTATAACTCAAACATATTTTAATCCTCCAATTAAATTAAATACACCTTCTTCTGGTGATCTATCTACTGATATTGGAAATGGATGTTCTTTTAGTACAGATGGTACTTATTTAGCCGTAGCACACGATGTTTCACCGTATCTTACTATTTATAAAAGAAATGGAAATACTTTTACTAAATTAAATACACCTGATTCTGGTGATTTACCTACTGGTGTTGGAATGGGTTGTTCCTTTGGCCAAGATGGTACTTATTTAGCCGTAGCACACTTTAATTCCCCATATCTTACTATATACAAAAGAAATGGAGATACTTTTACTAAATTAAATACACCTGCGTCTGGAGATTTACCTACTGGTGCTGGATATGGTTGTTCCTTCAGTCCAGATGGTACTTATTTAGCAGTAGCGCACCTTAATTCCCCATATCTTACTATATACAAAAGAAATGGAGATACTTTTACTAAATTAAACACTCCTGTTTCTGGTGATCTACCTACTGGTACTGGAGTGGGTTGTTCCTTTGGCCAAGATGGTACTTATTTAGCCGTAGCACACTTTAGTTCCCCATATCTTACCATATACAAAAGAAATGGAGATACTTTTACTAAATTAAACACTCCTGTTTCTGGTGATCTACCTACTGGTACTGGAGCGGGTTGTTCCTTTAGCCAAGATGGTACTTATTTAGCCGTAGCACACTATAGTTCCCCATATCTTACCATATACAAAAGAAATGGAGATACTTTTACTAAATTAAATACACCTGCGTCTGGAGATTTACCTACTAGTGCTGGACAGGGATGTTCCTTTAGTCCAGATGGTACTTATTTAGCAGTAGCGCACACCGGTTCCCCGTATATTACTATTTACAAAAGAAATGGCGATACTTTTACTAAACTAAGTACCCCAGCTTCTGGTGATTTACCTACTGGTATTGGAAATGGTTGCTCCTTCAGTCCAAATGGAATTTATTTAGCAGTAGCACACTATAGTTCCCCATATATTACAATATATTTGTTCAAAGAATTTTTTGCTCAGCCATTAGATTCTTTTATACCAGAAGATGATTATTCACTAGGATATGCCTTAGAATCTGGCAATACAAATGATATTAAAAATGTAATGAAACTATTTGATATTGATTATGTTGAACCTATAGCAAATCTTGTTAATTCGGTAACCTATACCGGTACATACGCTTCAACCATTTCTGCTAGAGACTATTCCGTAGGGTTTAATACCAATGGAGATATAATAATAACTCAACAGGGAGTAGATAATACTTCTTATGAGAATATTTATTTTACATTATCTAGTGTACCAATAGGAAGTGGTATCACATTACAATCACATTCTTCTAGTTTAGGTACATCTAGAGGTACAGGAATTTATTATGGGGCTATTTTAAAAGGTGTTACACAACCAGTAGACTTAACCTTCGTATGTAATACAAGAAATGGGACAAATGACTATTATCAAATTGACATTACTGTAACTTATGCTTAAACCAGGGAGGATATAATGAAAGATAAGTATCTAGACAAATATATAAAAGTACTCCCTGAAAGTCAGGCAAAAAAATTAAATGAGCTGACTCAATATTTGTTGTCCAATAGCACAATTAACAAAAGTTTAAACGAAGAGCAGTTGGTCGATTTAATTAACAGATTAAGCATAGTAAGAGAGAGGATAACTCAATTTAAGAGTGTTAACCCAGATATGGATCTGGTTTCAAGCCTTGACTTTAACACTTTCTATATGTCTGTTTATATTGATCTAATCTGGCTTTATTATGAATGTTATCTCTTAGAACAATCTATCGGCAGCAAAAGTTATTTGATGGAGTCAGATATTGCTTATATCAAATCAGAGATAAACAACCTTCGCGTAAAGATCGATTCATTAAATCTTGCTGCAGAAGAAACTTCCTATACCCAAATGTATATAGAAAACTTTAACGAATCTAATATTTTTCATATCGACAGCGAGCACGATAGTCTTTATGTGGATCGCGATAATACCCCTATTCCTAAATGTAGTTTCCAGGATTATAACTATGATCGCTCTTTAGTTTTAAGTAGCGAAACAATATATGATATATGCGACGTAGTCCCAGAAGGCTTGCAACCACCAAGTGCAAGAGTTCTAGATTACGTTGGTCTCCCCAAAACAAAAGCTGGTTATGAAATTGAAAAAGTCATAGATAATTCAGTTGATACATTCTGGGGAGAATTTATATTAAGTGACGAAATAATAAACCGTAAAATGATTTTCCCGCCCCCATTGAAAGACATGCATATTGTTACAATAGATAATGTAGCAGAAGAAGTTTTAAACAATGCAGATAATTTTAAGGGTAAGATAAATGCAATGATATATAGCCTTGATGATCCTGTGTTGCCGGAAGAGCTTGCAGTATATGGATACGATATGAGTTCGGCATCGAACAATATCTTCATGTCAACCGATTTCGGATCTATATGGACAAAACAAAACATATCAAATATCACATATAACGACATATCTTCTCCAGTTGGAATTAACAGTCCTGTTATTGGTTTTAGCAGCGACTCCGGAAATATATTATGTAATATAAATAGGACATACAACAATACAAATCAATTTTTTACATATTCTATTTATGTTCAAACAACAGACGATCTTACTGTTCAGTGTATGATTAAAACAAGTAACTCATTTATCTATTCTGATTCTGTAGAGGTTATTGCAGATACAGAATGGCATAGAATAGCTTTTGTATTGCCTGTACATGAAGAACAGCTTATGGTCGGCTTCAGGTTTGTTTCTACGGCCGAAGGACAAAGGATATGGATATGTGCACCACAAATGGAATCTGGAAATATTCTTACTTCTTTTAATTCGCGTCAATATACAGACCTTAAATATCCTATATCTGCAGTTATATCAAATGCAGAAGCTGATAAAAACTTTATTCATTCTTATGATTATGGTTCATGGTATAAAGCTGCGTTTACTTATAATCCAACAAATAATTCTGCAAACAATGATCTTTTAATTCTTACCAGACAACCTGTTATAACAAATTATAAATCAGACGAATCTTATGTTTTGTCTCTTAACTGTATTATTCCCAAGGAATATGAAAAGACAATAGAAAACGATTATACCGGCAAAGTTGTTATTCATACCATTACAGAAAATGATATAGATTTTGGATTTTATTCAGATAAAAAATTAAACAGCAGCATTAAAGAAATTAAACATGTAGCTGGCAATGTATATAAATACACAATTGAATTAAAAGATCCGTTTGATTATGATGAAGTTTATTTAGGTATAAGCATAAATAAAACATTGGCAAAAGATCATGCGACATTTTTCTATATAAATAAAGCATCAATGCTTCTAGAAAAAAATAATAATTTCAGTGAATATATAACGGTTATAAACGGTGGCGGAGCAGTGTGCGCCATCTGTATTACTCTTCCTCAAATCATGAGAATAAACCGCATAAACATATTACCTTTTTCTCAATACCCGGTTAGCATTGAATCAATCCTGGCATATAAAACACCAACGCCAGAGACCGAACTTGAAAGACCTGTTGTTGTATTTTCCAATAACAACACCAACTTTGACATGACTCCATTTGAATATGGATTTGATAAAACAGAAGCAAGGTCGATCGTTATATTTATCAGACAACCTTCTTATACGGAAAATACCTATACCATAAGAGATTCTGTAAACAAAGATATAGAACTGTGGAACTTAATCGTAAACGAAGAATTTGACGCAAGCATCGCTGCTTTAATAAATGGCAGCAATGAAACTGTAAGCCAGGAAAGAATTGATGAAATAACAGGCATGGAAGAATACCTGAATAACTATGAAGATTATGTAAGAAGCACATTACAGTATCTTGATGATCTTAATAGCTATATTACTGATTATGGTATGTATGGGGCAGAATGGCGTCCGCCCATTAATCTTCCTGAATGGGTGTTAAATCTTCCCGAAGTTCAAGACGCAGCTGCTGTTGTAGAAGCGTCCAATGCTTTAGCAATAAAAGCTCAGGAAGACAGAGAACTCGATTACCAAAATAAGATGGAAGAATATGAAGTCAAATATGAGAAGTATCTTAAAGATAAAAGAGATAGAGAAAATTTAATTAATAAAGCTAGAAGACAGGGCTCAAGAATCGTTTATCATTAATTATTAACCAAATAATTCAACATATAAAAAATAAACATGGGGTGAAATAGTTGACGACTTATGTATGGCACAGTCAAACCCGTACGTGGACAAATACAAGCACTGGAGAGAAAGAATATTCCTTATATGGTGGAAACCCATCTGGGTTTGACCGCAGTACAGACATACTTATAGCATATGGCGAAACCAGGTCAAAAAAATATGACGTAACTTTTGTTTATCACGATAGTATGAATGCTTTCTTGAAAACATCTGAAGCCCAAAGAGCTAAAGATCTTGCTAAAAATTACCAGAATGGAGGTAAATAATTGGCACATTATGATAATTGGTACAATACCTCCACTGGAGAAAAGCAAACTATACCTGGATCACAAAATCCATCTGGTCCTGGTACGTGGACAACAAAAGAACCCCTGACCCCTATCAACAGATCAGGAGGCAGCAGCTCGAAAAAAAAACAGACCGTACACATACCTCCAGAACCAATAGCACCAGTAAAACCAGAACTATATGAACCAGACTTTGTTGAGTTTAACGCTTCTCTTCCATATTTCACCTATGATCCTCAAATTACTGTTAAAAAATATGAATACTTTTATGGTATCAAAGACATCAGCATAACCTGCAATGAATATGACCGGTCAAGCGTTTTTGTTTCAAAACCTATAATGGTTGATGGAAACATACTTAAAGTAGAGCTATACAGCGAGGAAGAGCATCCTGATCCCCCAAAAGAAATAGCTGATACAACCAAAAACATAACCTCAATTGAATATTATGTAACCAACTTAAAAGCACCTTCGGTAGACCAATGGATTCCAATACTTCCACAGGGACAAAAAATAATATACAGCGAAAAACTATTTATAAAAAATAACGAAGCCAAGACAAGATTTCTTGCATCTTTAGATCCAACAGACAAAATTACAATAAAGAAAAATAATATAGTTTTAAGCGAAAACGAGTATATTGTTTTTAATGATGTGAACAACAGAACTACTGTAATTAAATTTGTCGGAAACGATCAAAATTATATGTATATCAACAATATCTATACCATAGACTATATACCTGAAATGAAAATAATAGATCCATATGCAATAACATTTGACCAGAGTAATAGTTATATACAGGATGTAATAGAAACATTTGACGGCGCAGATATAAATTGTTCAGTTGAATTAAAACATGTACCGTATATTGATAAAGAACTTATTTACTCTACAGAAAATTATAATCCGAATACAAGCGATTACAGACCAATAGAAATAAATCTTAATGGAAATTTTAAAACCACAGGAGAAAATATAAAAGAAATAAAACCTTACTCATCTGACAATACGCCGTCAACCTACAATAAGACTGATTACATAACAATGACAGTGCCCGATCTAGATAATTATAGTACTGAATATCCAACAAACTTAAAATTCGAATATTACCACAGCGGTAAAAGAATATATTTTACCGAACCATTTAAATATGATGATTCAATTTCAAACAGTAGACTTTTCCACGGTACTGGAACAATAAGCGTTAAATATTCTTATATCGTTCCAAATATACTAGTAAAAATTATTTTACGTAACAACGATACTGCAGCGGTATCAAATATCACTCCGTTTCTTAAGAATTTTATTTTGAAAATATCTTACAGCAAGTAAGGAGTTACATTATGTTTTATCTTCCAGAAAGCAATATGATAAGAAACCAGGCTTATGTCTATAACAAATTAATGGCAGAAGAGCTAAATAGGGCCAAAAATAACAGCGATGTTTATAAAGTATTTAATAAATATATTAATGGCTTTTATAGCAACATTTATAAACCAGTTTTTAAAAAGAGATATGCAAACTTCAAAAACTTGCCAATTTCAGAGTTTTACAACCAAAACAACTCAGAAATTGTAATAGATCTTGAATTATTGTTCCAAGAATTTAATGGATTGAATGAATCAATTATTGATCTATTTAATGAACATCAGAATTTTAAGGAATATATTTATTCAGAGATAGATGAGTTAAACAGTTTATGCGCAGAATTTGCAGCCTTAACAAATATACCTATCGGCACCAGTATGATTACCATATGTGAGCAGTTTAACCGGTCAAACAATATTGATATTGAAAAAAGCACAGCAAGACATTCAGGCCAATATGGAATTATAACATTAGGTGTAAATTCTATCACAAATCATTCTGAAGCCGCAGAAATATCTATTGAAAACCATGGTTCAGACAATACAATTAACAACGGTTTATTTGGCGATAAACATATAGTCGATCTTATCGAACAAAAACCTAAACTCAGAAATAATAACTGCAGTGATCCAACCGCTATAATGGATGGTATGCCAGACACATGGTTTGAATATCAGATGATAAATATAGAAGACAAAAGCGATCTGATAAATTATGACCTGATTGACCTCTATTCTGACGAATATGGCGATGTATTATCACTTAAGGTATCTATAGACCTGAAAGACATAAAACAAATAAACTGGATCACATTAGATCCCTTTTATCCAATGAATGCACCAAAGAATATCCTGGTCAAAGCAATCAAGTTAAGCACCAACCAGGTTGACTATATTCAGGTTAATAAAGAACCAGTAACCGTAGTTGAAAATCTAAATAAATTTGCACAGACCTATAATTATTATGAGTCTACAGATATGAATTTAGAGAGCACTACCGGTAAAGGCGTATGGATCGTAGAACCTACTGAAGCAAGATATATAGACATATATATCGAGCAGCATTCGTCCTACAAAGAAAAGATCGGATTCGATAATAATTCGCGTATTATAAAGGCAGAAGAAGATTTTATCGAATATAAGACAGGTTGGAGATATTGCATCGGCATTAAGGATATAGATGTTTCCTCCTTTGAGTATAAAGAAGAAAGTATATTTATAAGCAAGGAATATACAACAGATAAACCTATCAAATCTGTAATGCTGGATACTATAGAAACCATACCTGAAGCCTTCATGTCTGATTTTAAAATGAAAAACAAATGGATACGATATTACGTCCAAATAAATAACGGACCATGGATGCCAATTTCTCCTTCATTAAGGCAGCCGGCCGGAGGCGAAAAATTATTAAGCAATATAGTTATAGAAAAAGCAGACGAACTTGCCGAATATATCGAAAGCAATAATATATTCCCGCCTAAAATTTATCGCATTAATCCATACAGACACGATAACAACGAAGGTACTCTCTATGAAGGAACAATTCTAACAGAGAATGAACCGAAAAAAATACGGCTGCGCGCTGTATTAAAAAGACCGTATGACAAAAAGAATTATACACCTATAGTTTATGGCTATACTTTAAAACTACTTTTTTAAGGAGCTTCATATGTCTATTGCAGAACTTAAAATCAATACCATCATAGAATCTGTCATAATGAAAAGATTCAAGGAAGGTAAATTCCCTGAAGTACATCAGATAACAAGTGACATATACAACAAGCTAAGAGATCTTGATTTGTATATGCCTGTATATTCCTTTGAAGAAGTAGTGTATGAAGACAGAGCACAAAGCGGAGTATATAACCGCATGCTTGATGAAATAGAAATCGATCTTTATATTCTGTATCATACGGCCATGGCTTTATCCAAAGCCTTAACCGATCATGTTGTTAGACAGTCGATAGAGCACGAGCAGCTAAAAAATGATCTCACCAATTTAAAAAATGAACTTAAAACCAAAATTTTAAGATCATCTAAAAGCGGACTATTAACCACCCTTTATGATGATTTTATAGATATGCAGAAGATAGATACAAGTAAAACAACCGCAAACGTAGATTTATCATCTCATGAGGTGAGAATATCAGCCAATTCAAATACAATAGATAAACTTTCGTTTGTAGCTTCAGATATCTATATCACAGGTGAAATATCAAAAATACCAGCTGCTTATCATGTTTCAACACAGGAAACTGGCAAACTATTAAATATTCTTTCTGACGCAGTAAACCAGAAATGGAACTTAAAAATAGAAACAAATACAAATGCTTCAATCAGTTATAATATATACCTACAGCTGCTAAGGGTAACCCAGTATCAATATATAAACGCAATTAGACTTTTATTGAATTCTCCTAAACCAACAAATGTACTTATACAAACTAGAAATACTATAGGAAATGGACAATATGAATGGATAGATCTTCCCGGGTATGGTAACCAGTCTATAGCTGACAGCTCTACATATGATTTATATTTCCAGGAAGAGTCTCCCATGTTCAGAATTATTTTAAGCAAAAATGAATGCGATGAAGTTGTAAATAATAAGTATATTTATCGTTTCGGTATAAACAATATTTCTTTTTACGGCAAGAAATATAGCAACAGGTCAGAACTCATATCAAAACCATTTGATATTACCGGTTTAAATTACGGTAAGGCTTCTATCGCTGTAGACGAAAAATTACTTGACGGCACAGACATTGAATATTATCTGTCAGTTGATGCGGATGACTGGATAAGGATGTCGCCGTCGCATTATGCTAATCCTGTATATAAACAATATCTTGATTTTAACAATCTGAAACATAATTCTGTAAATTTCAGGATTGAACCAGAATCTTCAACTAAAAATTTAATTTTGCCTTCGCTAAAAACCAATGGCATGGATTTTTATATGCTTGGAACCTTGTCTAAGAATCAAAAGATAGTAAAAGATACAGAGCAGCTATATGTTGGAGCAAATAACTGGTCTATACAATCTGCTGTAACAGGTTTAGATACAATTCCGAATAAAGACATCTTCGCATCTATATTTTCAACCATCAAAAATGTTTCCTATTCTAAAACCGATCAGTCTCTTTATTTGAATGTTACTGATCTTCCAAATGAACCTCACCTCTATAAGATTGTTACTAATGTAAAAAGTCCCAGCTCCAGAAACTATAATGTTGACATAGCCAAAAACGATGTAGAATATCTGATTATATTAAACAATAAAAATATAACCAACCAATATAACCAGATTGAGAGCATCAGTTTAAACCAGGGTATGAACAGTATTGTTCTTTATATATATAAACCGGAAGGATGTAACAATATTAACATAAACTTCGGTATTATATTAGAAGAAGGAAGTATGATACTTGCTAATGAAAATCCTATGACAAAAGTAAGTGTTTTTGATCTGCAGCAACGTATATCAGCAATATCACAAAAAGAATATGCAATTCATGAAATAGATGATGAATATATTATTATTCTAAACCACATAGCCAAGGATCTTGATTACATATTTGAATATGATTACACGGCCAAACAAATAAACAATATACGTTTTAAAGCTGTGCTTTTAAATAACAAACCCATAAACATTACGCCCACATTAAAAAGATATGCCATAAATATTATAAATTAAGGTCAAAGCAGGACTACACTAAATAAATATGGATTCCCTAAGTCATATCTACCAAGACAAAAATATTTCTTTGGTTTCCAAAGTGGAGATATGGTTAAAGCTATAGTTCCAAAAGGAAAAAACAAAGGGACTTTAAATGGCAGCGTAGCATGTAGAAGTACGGGAAGCTTCAATATTAACTTGATTAAAGGAAGAGTACAAGGAATTAATCACAAGTACTGTCAAATAGTGCAAAGATTTGATGGATACAAATACATTATAAAAAGGAGAGAAATGGAATTGTCGCATTCCTCCCACCTCTAAAAAGGTGGGCTTCCTGCGACTAAGTTCTGTGATTAAATGAATTACAAATTCACAAAGCCGGCATTGCCATACAGAGGTCCAACTGATTTGAATGATATGACTGTGTTGTTTAACAGCATTATACATTCGATTATAAAACTAAACAAAGTCTTAGATGGCGATACTGGTTATGGAATAATGATACAAAATAATCATCAGGCTTTGTGGGAAGGAAATGTTTCAACTATATATTCAAATATACCGGCTAATGTAATTATATGTAAAAACGGTGAAAGAACAGCTGTTAGTCTAACAGGACTATCTCCTTTAAGTGATAGTGGGATAATGAACAAAATAGACAAACTTATATCTGATACTAAAGATATGTTTAATTATGAATATAGAAATTAGGAGAATATTATGATACCTACTTCTGATTACAACGAAAGTATTTTGTACGGGGCAAAGAATTCAAGAGAAATGTTGAAAATATTTGATAATATCCATTATGATATGTCAAATCTCTTTTACGTTGCTTCAACTTATGAGCAGGCCATAAAAAGCAATATGGATGCCCTTATCCTGCAAAACTATTTTCTGCAGATGAAAGTAAACGATCTTGAAAAATCCATATCAGACCTTCGTAATGATATAGATTCTAATACGGCCGGAGGCTTTAAAACAACCACGCTTAAATTTGATTCAAATTACATATTGACAACAAATAACCTGCAAGCTGTTCAAATGGACGTTAATCACGGATTTTCTACTCTTCCATATAAACAAATAAGTAAAACCAATGCCTCATATAACGGAAAAACCTATATATATCCTTCTTTAAAAGTAGATGTAGATATTATAAAAGATGGATTGGCAACACCGGTAAACGATTCTCTCACCAATTTAAATAAAATTTTTGACGGCAGCAACTCTTCTTACTGGCTCTATTATGTTGACTATGATATAGATTCAGATATAGAAGAGGTAATGTTCCAGGTTTCTGTCGACCTTCCTGTTAACGTGAGCAATAATCCTTTCATAAACGCTCTTACTATAAATACCATGCCAGAATATTCAATGGACATAGTTAAACTAGTCTATCTTGATCCAACTCACAGAAACATATATGAGTTTGATCATTTTCCTGTTGATGGCATAAAAAACAGTTCAAGGCATATATTTACTCTGCCGAATACTGAAACCTATTCCATAATAGCTGTATTCAGACAACCGTATTATTTTATCCAAAACAATAAAAAACGTTTTTATTTTGGTATCCAGGATATAGGTGTTTATTTTTATGATTATTTATCAGAATATGCATACGCACTATCAAAGCTAAGTACAACTAAAAATTTAAAAGTAATTAACACTCCAACAGTAAATACAGCTCCTGGAACACCAACCAATATAAAAAACCTGGTTAGTCACGAACTATTTTTACCGGATGAAAATGGGTACGTAAACATTTCCCCGGGACAATCAATAGTTGAATTTGGACAGGAGATCCGAGGTCTTTATAATCAAGCATACATCTTAACCAAGATCGAAAGAAACGTTCAAACTGTCCCTATTATTCGTGACATAACAATACAATATGCCACGTTATTCTAGTGAGGAGTGCTTGTGACAATGGAAAAAGAGATCGAAATGTTGAAAGAGGGTTTTGATCAAAAACTAGACAAAATGGAAGCTAACATGACTGCACAGATAACCAACATGGGACTGCAGCTTGAAAAATACTGGGAGTCGAGTAACAGAGCTTATGAGTCAAATAGTAAAACCATTGAGAAAATTTCTTGTATATTACAGGAGTTTCAGGTAATGGTAGCCAGATCCTATGTTGATAAAGATATGATGGGACATTTGGAAGAGGAGATAAAAGACAGAATAGACTTAATTGAGGGAAGAAATAGTAAAGAGATGAATAGACTGGAAAAAAGCATAACAGACTGTGCTAAAGAAAATAAAAATGAAATACTTAGACTTGAACAAAGCATAGCAGACTGCTCAAAAGATAGTAAAAAAACTATAGGATGGTTAATCGGTATAGCTATAGGTTCTCCATCTGTCGTATATACCATATACAATCTTATAAAAGCGTTTGCAGGAAACTGATAAACGGAGGTTAGATCATGTATATTGAAAATGCACCGTCTCCAAATTATTTCAACGGGAGAAATGGTAAGCCAATCATCGCTATTGTAAACCACATTACAGCCGGTAATTATCCCGGGTGCTTAACCTGGATGCGCAATCCACAGGCAAAGGCATCTGGTCATTATCTTGTCACCAGAAAAGGAAGAGTATTCAGACTGGTTGAGGACAAGAACGCTGCCTGGCACGCTGGATTTTTAAACAAACCTAAATGGAAATTAAACGATGGTACAAATCCAAATTACCGTACAATCGGAATAGAGCATGAAGCCCTTTCCGGTCAGGGTTTAACTGAAGAACAATATCAGGCTACCCTGGAATTACACCGTATACTAGTTAAACAATACAATATACCTATAGACAGAGACCATATACTTGGACATTGTGACATAGACAGCGTAACCAGAGTTAATGACCCGGGTAATGCCTTTCCATGGGACAGGCTGTATGCCGATCTTAAAAAGCATAATTACAGAGTTGTGCCTGTTGCAGTAAGCAATCAGGTCGTTAATGGGCTTCTGATAAACGAAACAACCTATGTTCCGGTAAGACAGATCGCCGTAGCTTTAAGCCAGACGATACAATGGAATGATGATTTGAATGTTGTGATAATCGGCAAACCTACTGTAGCACTTAAAGCTGCACCTGACGGAAGTGCAAATGTTGCAGTAAAAGATAAATTGCTTGAAGCAATTATAATTAATGATTTGTCTTATATACCTGTAAGGCCGTTCGCAGAATCGCTTGGTAGAATAGTTGACTGGGACGGAATGGCGCAGCGCGTGAATATTCTATAAAGGTGGTTATACAATGGAACTTGAATTTGATGAGGCGCTACTATATATAACTTTATACGTAACTACACTTGGAATTATCGTAGAAGCCGTATACCAAAAACTTAAACCGCTCTTTGACGGAGACAAAGAAACAAGCATAGACATAAAAGATGAAATCCTTCCATTAGTTATAGGTGTTTTAGTAGTTCTAGCTTTCTATCCAACTTCTATTTTTGGCTGGCTTCCATTTTATCCTCAATGGCCCTGGCTTGATGTTTTACTCACTGCTTTAATTATAAGCCGCGGTGCTAATCTTTCACACGAAACCTATAAATCATTTGGTTCATTTATAGAAGGACTAATTGGAAGGGTTATGAAACGTTTTTAAAAGAGGTGAACAAATATGATAGACTTTAAACTTATACCACTGGGAGCAAAACCCAGTCCTCCAGACGAAAGAGACTATCCGATAAGCCGTTTGGCAGCAACCGTAAACGTATTTCCAGATAATTTTATAATTCCATATGCACACACTATTAAATCACAAGGAGCTATAAGTTCTTGTGTTTCTCACTCTTTATCGTATTGCAGGGAAATCGTAGAAGAAAAACAAAACAACAAATATATTGAATTCTCAGATGGTTTTATTTATGCAAATCGTGAGTCTTCTGATTATCAGGGAGAAGGTATGTATCCTCGCGAAGCTTTGAATAGTCTTAAAAAGTATGGGATCGTACCAAAAGAAGTTTTTCCATATAACGATTTATATCCATTGTTAAGAAATCGTTTAAATGCAAACAGATCTATGTATATGGAAAAAGCAGAGCCCTATAAAATCAGCTCATATTGTAGACTATATTCTGCTAATGAGATAAAGAATGCTTTAATGCAATTAGGTCCTGTTACTATTACACTACCAATGTATATGTCTTTTTATAACTCTGGATACGTCATTAAACGACACAATCCAACCGAGAAATTGCTTGGATACCATCAAGTAACTATAACAGGATGGAAAAATGTTAATGGGTTAAGCTACTGGATGATTCTTAATTCCTGGGGTAATACGTGGGGAGATAAAGGTTTTGGCCTGCTTGATCCAACTTACGAAATAACAGAAGCATGGTCTATTACCGATAATATTCTTCCTCATCCAGAAGTCCAACCTGAAAAACAAAAATACTGGAGAGTGCAACTTGGTGCATTTGCAGTAAAAAGAAATTGCGAAAAACTGCAGAATGAGCTTGGCAAAAAAGGTATAGGAACTTACATGGTTTTTATAGACAACCTTTATAAGTTGCAGTTAGGAGCATTTGCTATTAAAGAAAATGCTATTAGAAAACAGCAGGAAATGATTAATATGGGATATTCCACATATTTAATTAACTATTAAAAGGAGGATGTAACATGGAATTTGAAGTCATTAAACCGATACTTGAATTGTTATTCCAATGTTTGCTTTATGGTGTCATCAGTGGTGTCGGTATCTTCGTAGTGAAGATTATCAAACAGTATAACCTGGAAAAAGAAATTATGATTTTAGTTGAAGCAGCAGAAATGATATTCATTGGCGAAAAAAGAGGGGAAGAAAAGAAAGCATATGTACTAGGCAAGATCAAAGAAAAATTCCCGAAAATTGACGAAGAATACCTAAATTCTTTGATCGAGTACTTTGTTTTTCAGATTCAGTAATGTATAATATATTATAAGAGACACGCAAGTGCCTTTCACTAGGCACTTGTTCTATCTTAAAAATCAGAGGAGGAAGTAAACGTATGGCCAATAAATTACCTGATAACATCGTAAACAGTTTAAAAGAGCCGATACCCGATTTTTTATATAAGGTAAGAGAAATCAAGAAGCAAGACGTAAAATATATTACAGGCAATACAATTATCAATAAATTAAACGATGTCTTCGGATATAGCTGGAGTTTTGAAATTGTTCATAAAGAAGTTATTCAATCACTTCCGCATGTTATAGAATATAAAGACGGTACATCAAAAGAATACCCACAAAAACCATATGTAGAAGTATTGGGAAGGCTTACAATACCTGAATATGGTATTACCAAAGAACAATATGGAACCAAACAACTCTTAGGTACTGCCAGTGATCAGGAAGGTGCGACCAAAGCGGCAGCCACAGATGCACTTAAAAAGTGTGCCAGTATGTTTGGTATTGGTATTGAAGCAGATGATTTCGACGATAATAACGAACCTGGATATAAATCAGAACAACCAAAATATGAAGAGATAACACAAACACACACGAGAACAGCATCTCCTGAGTCATTAAAAACCGAACAACCAGCTTCGCACCAGGAAACATCAATACAAATTGATTGGAACCCGAATGAAATAAATCGTCTCAAAGAATATAAAGCACTTCTAGGAATCACCGAAAACTCACAAATGGGGCCTTATATCAGAGAGTTTTTCGATAACCCTAATGCAACGCTAAATGATATAACCCCTGACAACATTTCTAAATTCAATCAATATATGAGAAAAAAAGTAGAGGAAATCTAGACCACTCTGTGTGGTCTATTTCCTCATGGGAGAAAGAATATGTTAAACGAGTATGATATAGACGATATTACACAATTATTTTATAGAAAGATAAATAAAAATATAGATTGCAAAGCAGTAAAAAATGAAGTTAAAAACATGTTTGTAGATAAAGAAGAGCCAAAACATATCATTGAAAGATTCTATGATGCGTTTGTAAATACCAGTAATTTCGATGTAGCTAATTTTAACCAGATGCTTGAAATGTTGAGTGAAAAGAATCTTATAATGAGAGAAAGATTTTATTATCACCCAGCTCTTCAGCATTCTAATAACAGAGTGAAGCTTAAGCAGGATGAAAACGGATATTTCGTAGAAGAAGATTGTGACTTCTTCTATATAAGAAACTATAAATATTTTGATCTAGATGATGTTCTAGAATATTACTATAAGAAATTTAAACCAAGAGTAGAATATAGAAAAAGAGATATAGCTGTTGTAGATAAACTGTATGATTTATGTTTCTGCGACCTAGATTGGGTTTTATACGTTGTAGATATAGCACACGAAGCCTTCCTGGAAAACAAAATGCGTCCACCTGATTCTCCCGTATTTCTATATTCTCACATTGAGAATGCAAAGAATTTATTGGAATCGAGGGTTAATATATGCAAACAGAACAACATAGACAGGGAGATTTGTATGATGATATAGAAAAATGGGTGGAGTGCGGAGCTAATAATAACGGTCATTTTAGAAGAAACATTATGATTAAACCTAAAGACGTAAATAAGTTTAGGTTCGCCAATGATAATATAGGCGTATTTTGCACTCCATATATTTATTCATCAAGAGACCAAAAAGAAGCTTTTGTCATATCTGATTTTTATCTGGATCTTGACGGAGAAGACTTGAAACAAGTCCTACAAGATTCAATTCGTATAATCAACTACCTATGGAAGTTATACGAAATTAAACCTACTGATATGAAATTTTATTTTTCTGGCTCAAAAGGTATTCACATAATGATACCTAAAGAAATATTTGATATACAATACCGTCCTGATTTAAATGCTATTTTTAAATTAATGGCCGAAGAAATAAAAACTAATACCAGTAGCAATACTATAGACACCAAAATATATGATAAACGTAGATTATTTAGACTACCAAACAGTGTACATGAAAAGAGCCGGCTATATAAAATACCATTAACTATAGAAGAAATAGTAAACCAGGATATAAAAGCTATATATAAAATGGCTGAGTCGCCAAGAGCTATTCTGTATACGGAACCTGTACTTATAAAAGCAGCGGCCAATAATTTCACTTCTTACAGCAGAAGAACCGTAAGACCCAAAAACGTAATTAAGAGACCAATAAACGTAGACGAAAGTTATACACCGCCATGTATTGAAAATATATTAAACAACATAACTAAAATGGGTAGCAGAAATGATTCGCTAGCAGCGTTAACTTCTTTCTATTACCAGAAGCATTACTCACTTGATACGGTAGTAGAAATGGTATCTAACTGGGGAAGTAAAAATTGCGATCCACCTATAGAGGAACAAGAAATCATTACTACGGTCAATTCTATGTATCACAACGGATATAAAACCGGGTGCACCTGGATGAAAAACATATCAGATTGCAGCCCTGATTGTATTTTTAGACGTAGAGCAAGAGGTTAAGGGGATGTATAAATGTATTTAGTAACAAACAATGAACAAAAAGAGATGCCAGACATTATAACTGAAATGATAAACATTATAGACGATGTTGATCAGTATACAAGAAATAGAAGTGAAATGGGTGGTTTAGACTGGGGCATGGAATGTTTTAACGATGCATTTGAAGGTCTTAATCCTGGTATGCACCTGATAGCTGGAGCACCTAATACTGGAAAATCATGTCTTTGTTTAAATATGGCCTGGAACATCGTAAAGGCAAATAAAGATACAGAAAACCCTGCATACGTTTTATATATGGGTTTAGATGATAACACAAGAGAGCTGCTACCACGAATAGTCGCAATGGACCAAAGAATACCTGTAAGTGTGGTATCAAAACCAAGAAAATATGCAAAAATTATGAATATGCAGCCGGCACTAATGAGAAGAGAGGAGGGAATAAAAAATCTAAAAGAAAACATTCCTTATTTTAAAATTATAGATCAATCTTATGCACCAGGAATAAACGATATTGAAACGATAGAAAGAGTTATAAAGCGCCATATAGCTGAATTAAAAGATATAAATCCAAACTATAAAATGGTAGTGTTTATAGATAACTTTCATAATATAAATTCTGAAATTGGATATTATAGCGATGATAAGTCTAAATTCAACTATATATCTGGACAGATCGGCGAGATGTGTACTTTATATGACATGCCAATTATATGTACGGCTGAAGTACAAAAATCTCAGGGAGCGCATAGATTAATTACAGGTGCAGTAAGAGAAGGTTATAAAATTGAGTACGACGCTAAAGTCGTTATGCTTTGTTACAACGATGTCGGCATGAAAGGGGAAAGTGCCAATTTATATTGGGAGCAGGAGGGCTATAACGAAAAGCGGCCTGTATTGGAAGTTAGAATAGGCAAAAACAAAATCTCAGCTTTTAAACGAACGATGTTTTTTGAATTTGTTCCTGAGATGTCCTATATTAGACAAGCAACTCCATCAGGCAGTATACGATATGCACAAATGATCGGAGGATAGCCCTTATGATTAATTTTAACAGTAAGCTGCCAAAATATTGTATGGTATGTGGCCAACCTATTGAATGGTTTAGTGAGATTTCATACGAACAATACCAACAGGAATATGAATACGGTATACATTCAGAATGCTTAAGGAGAGCACTTAATGAGAAAAAACGTAGACAAAGTGGCCGAGTGGATAGAATGCCCAATCAAAAGTCTGATTTTAGAGAAACAAGATAACAAGTCTCTGGTCAACTTAAAAAGGGTTTTCCTGCATTATTACTATTCGATGCAATATTCACCAAGAAATAAGACAGAAACCTATCTTAAGAAATGGTACTCCAAACTTGAAAAAAATCCTATGACGCCAGAAGAAATCATTGTATCTAAATGTAAAAACAAAAAGATCGTTGATAACATTATGGCTGCAGAAAGAATTCATGAGTTTTGCGAAAAGGAAAATAAACGTAATGTTATTCCTATTGCGGTCGAACAGAAATATAATATTAAGATCGGCAAGATATTTATAACCGGTACAATAGACGTAATTAGAGAAGTAAACGAGAATAAACATAATTATTTGGAAATTGTAAAATACAACACGGACGAATTTGTGCCTAATAAACACGCTCTTGATTATGATTTTAGTTTGACTATGGATGTTATGGCTTTCAGGAGGCTTTTTCTTAAGAAGGAAGATAGAGTAGTTGTCCACCACGTTGCTACAGGAAATGAAATTGTAATTAAAAAGGAAGATTACCAGATTAAGTGGCTACAAAAAACTCTGTCTATTGTGGGAGATGAAATGGCGAATGGAAGTGCATACCCGAAGTATACCAAGAAGTGTGGAATCTGCGAATGCAGGAAGGAATGCGAGAAACTTTTGAAAGGAAAATAAGTTAAACTTGATGCGATACCTTGTAAGGTTAGTAACTCCGCCAAACGGAACAGCACTAGACCCATTCGCAGGAAGTGGAACGACAGGAGAAGCATCAGTTAAAGAAGGTTTTGACGTTATTATGATCGAGCAATCAGAGAAATATTTAGATTTATTCGCTATGGAGGGCAGATGATGAACACAAAAGTTATGTTTTCAAGTAAAACCGATGACTGGGAAACTCCGCAGGACTTATTCGATAAACTTGATCAAGAATTTGAATTTAACTTAGATGTATGCGCTACACGGGACAACCGTAAATGCAAAAATTTTTATGCCAAAGAATTAGATGGCTTAAAACAGGATTGGCATGGTGTTTGTTGGATGAATCCCCCTTACGGCAGAGAGATAGGTAAATGGGTGCAAAAGGCATACGAAGAATCGCTAAAAGGATCAACAGTTGTTTGCTTATTACCTTCAAGAACAGACACAAGGTGGTGGCATGACTACTGCATGAAGGGCGAAGTTAGATTTATCAAGGGCAGGCTAAAGTTTGGCAACAGTAAAAATAGTGCGCCTTTCCCAAGTGCAATAGTAATTTTTAGGGAGGGATCCAAATGAACTTACTCAAACGTCACTACAACCACACCTACTGGCTGAAGAAGGCGAAGGAATACGGAATACCGACCGAGGGCAGAGAGGAACAAGCACGGAAGGAAGCAGAGGCACGGTGGAGGCGAGAGTATAGGAGGAAGGAGCGGGGATAGTGGCAGATGTTAAGTGGATTAAAATTACTGTCAATATGTTTGACGATGAAAAGATACGCATTATTGAAAGTATGCCAGATGCTGATGTGATACTGGTTATCTGGATTAAACTTCTGACTTTAGCGGGTAAAAACAATACCAACGGCTTCATCTTCTTATCTGAAAACATACCATACACTGATGAAATGCTTTCAACAATTTTTAACCGTCCACTTAATACAGTCAGGCTAGCGTTACAAACATTTAAACAGTTCGGAATGATTGATTATGACGAAAAAAACTTCCTCTATTTAGTGAATTGGAATAAGTACCAAAACATAGAAGGGTTAGAAAAAATAAGAGAGCAGACAAGGCAAAGAGTGGCTAAACACCGAGAAAAGCAGAAAGTATTAAATAGTAACAGTAACGCTACAGTAACGTTAAGTAACGCAACAGAAAAGAATAAGAATAAGAATAAGAATAAGAATAAAGAAATATATATAGAAATTTTTGAAACTTACACAGATAATCCTGAACTCCTTCAAACACTTAATGACTTTCTTAAAATGAGAAAGGTAATTAAAAAAGAAATGACAGAACGTGCTATAAAAAGTCTGCTCAAAAAATTAGATAAGTTTGCAAGCACAGATGAAGGTAAAATAGCAATTCTTGAACAGTCTATTATCAGTAATTGGGCAGATATATATGAATTAAAAGAAAGTAAATCTAAAAAATCATCAGGTCTACTACCTCACGAAAGAGACTTAGAAGGGAGGTAACTCATGAATTTTACCGATACCGAAGCAGAAAGACGGGTTTTAGCCACAATGATGCACAATGAGACCGCTTGTATTGAAACACTTGACACACTCACAGACAACGATTTTACTACAACTTTTCACCGAGATTTATTCTTACTAATTCAGTCCTTATATATTCGTAACATTCGCCCTACCTATGTAGAAATCCTCAAAGAAGGAGGCAAATTAGGATTCGTTAAAGGCACGAAAACACTAGAAGAACTCAAATACATAGCTGACAACTACATAGATACCGAAAACCTCCACTACTGGTTAAGCGAAGTCAAAAACGCTAGTAAGGGCAGGGCAACCGTAGAACTACTAAAGAAATACACCTATGCGGTAAACAAGGACAATCTCGACATTACCGAACTCATAACCAATATGGGCAGCGAGGTATATAACCTGGCGGTAGAATCTTCCGCAGAAAAGATTGATACACCGCAGGAAATTGCAGAATTAGGAATCAGCCTTCTCAATGAGCGAGTGGAAAAGTACCGCAGGATGCAAGAGGACTCCAGATTATTAGGGGAAGTGCCGCTTGAAGGTGTACCGATGGGAATACCTACTCTTGACAGAATGACATTAGGACTTAAACCCGGAGACTTGGCAATCTTAGGCGCTCAGACAGGGCATGGAAAGACGGCCTTTGCGCTCAATGTTGCCAAGGCCTCTGCTCTAGACTTTGGCGCCAACATTTTGTATGTCAACACCGAAATGAGCAAGCAGCAGATAGCCCGTAGGTGGGGAGCGATTTTATCTGAAGTTGCCTTATCTCAGATTCAAGCCGGTAGCGTGACCAACGAACAACGGGAGACAGTGGTACAAGCCTACAATAGGTTAGCAAAGTCAGGCTTTTACCCTATCTCTGTTCCTAATTTGACCCCTGCAAAATTAGAAATACTGGCTCGTAAAGGGAAAATGCAACACGATATACGGTTACTCATTCTTGACTATGTAGGCAGAATGGAGAAAATCACAGCTGATATGCAGGAATGGCAAGTATTGGAGCAGATTATTAAGTCTATGAAAATTTTGGCGCAGACACTAGAAGTAGCCTGTCTGGTGTTGGTACAGCTTAATCCCGACGGTACATTGCAGGGCGCAAAAAGAATGGAAAACGAGTGTGACCTGATGCTGAAATTATTGCCTGTTAGCGAGGAAGGGAAAGGCAAAATGGAAGAAGCGATGGGCAAGCGGTTTACCGATTTTAATTATCGCATCTTTATAAACAAGGCAAGAGACACGGAAAGCGGAATTAGCATTCCCATTGTGTTTGATAAAACCGTTCAGATCATGCGAGAAGCAGAGGAACTCAAAGACGGTGTTACTGCGATGAGTAGGTATTACGGAGCAAGGGAGGGATAGCGATGGCTGAATTTTCGCAAGAACGAACCGGCACGGGAACCCAAGAGTGGGCAGATATAAACTTTAATATTGCCCGTGGTTGCCCTCATAATTGCCTTTACTGTTACGCAAGAGCAAACGCTTTGAGATTCAAGCAGATAAATAGCCGTGATGAATGGGAAACAGAAACAATCAACTTTAAGGCAGTCAATAAAAAGTGGGGTAAGAAAAACGGAGTTATTATGTTTCCAACTACCCATGATATAACTCCAACTAACATAGATGCTTGCATTGTAGCCTTAAAGAATATACTTGTTCCCGGCAACAAGGTTTTAATTGTGAGTAAACCGCATATGTCATGCGTTGAAAGGTTATGTGCTGAATTAGAGCCATGGAAAGAGCAGATATTATTTCGCTTCACAATAGGGAGTCTTAATGAATCAATATGCTCCTTTTGGGAACCAGGCGCACCATCACCGGCAGAAAGATTTTGCGCACTTAAATATGCCTTTAAACAAGGCTTTCAAACTTCTGTAAGCATAGAGCCAATGCTTGAAGGTCGCCATGAAGCAACAGTTACCTTTGAAATGGTGAAAAAATATGTTACTGATACCGTTTGGATAGGCAAGATGAACAAAATAAGAAATCGTGTTGATATGAGCAAACAAGATAACCGGTTTATGGTTGAGTATATTGAACGGCTACAAAGCGATAAGGAGATTTTGCAGTTAGTTGAAAGATTAAAAGACGAGCCAAAAGTTAGATGGAAGGATTCTATTAAGGCCGTCATACAAAAACAGGGGGAGGAATAGCCATGATTGATAAAGAACATGGAGAATTTATTTTATCTTGTGATATTTGCGACGAAGAAGTAAGTGGCTTTGATGATTTTTATGATGCAGTTGACTATAAAAAAGACAATGGCTGGAAAAGTAAAAAAATAAAGGGCGAGTGGAACGATGTTTGCCCAGAGTGTCAGGAGGGATAGAGCATGTTATTAGCTATAGACCCTGGCAACGAACAGTCAGCATATGTGTTGATGGACGAAGATTTGAAGCCACTCCATTTTGGCAAGTTAACGAATGACGAATTATTAGGAATGATTATGCATGGTGATTTTAAATTTGTCGCAAACGTAGCAATAGAGATGATCGCATCATATGGCATGCCAGTAGGTGCAACGGTATTTGAAACATGTCTGTGGATAGGGAAGTTTATCCTAGCGGTTGATATCTTTTACGGCATAGACGCAAATCTTATCTACCGCAAGGATGTAAAAATGAACCTTTGCGGAACCACGAAAGCCAAGGACGGGAATATAAGACAAGCACTTATAGATAGATTCGGGGAGGTAGGGGTAAAGAAGGCTCCAGGCTGGTTTTACGGTTTTAAAGCTGATATATGGGCCGCTTACGCCGTTGGTGTGACTTATCACGATATGAAAAGGGAGGTAACGCCATGATTGACTACAAAGACCCCAAAGCAGTATTAGAGGTGTGCGGCAAGGCGACAGAGGGGCCGTGGATAAGAAGCAGATTTGGCTTTAATATCCTGACTCATGACAGTGAATTAAGTACATGCACTCAAAGATATACAGGAAAAAAACGGCCAACAGAAGGAGAAATTGCGGTTATGGAAGCAAACGCAGATTTCATAATACTTGCCCGAACTGCTCTTCCCTATTGGGTAGAAGAAGCGGAGAGGCTGAGAAAACTTTATTCAGAACTTGTTGAAAAAACTCTTAAGATTAACGGGATAATACCTGCAATACATCTTTGGACCTGTATATTCTGCGGATTCCCGAACCTTCAGCGTCACGAAGTCTGCGAACGGTGCGGAAAAGAAAGGCAGGGATAAGGATGGAAGTAATTAATGTCGGTCTTTATGGCGGTAAAGGTCTATTTGGTGGGAGAGAAACCCCGCTCGAAGCATCTGTTATTTATTGCGATAAATACGAATCCTGCACTTATTATAAAAACAATCAATGCCTAAAGGTAAGGTCATTTCTGGCTTCTGGATGTAAATATGGGCGAGTAAGCAATGTTAAAGGGTATACAAGCCGTGCGGCTAAATATTACGGTTTTAAAAAGGAATGGCAGAACCATGAAAAATACAGCCAACTAAAATACCCTCCACAAAAATTAGGTTTAATAGGTGATGAAATAGTTTTCCCTTACCCATTTATCCGTATTACAGAGAACGAAAATGGTGATTTAAAACTGAGCGCTCCTGGTTTTGGTTCAAACATAGCTTTTATCAAGAAAGAAAAATTCACTACTGAACTGATAAAAAGGATATGCGGTTTTCGCCCTTATGCCATAATGGGCGGTGTAATTACAGATTATCAAAACAAAATAGTGCCGTTATTTCTTTCTCACTTAAAAGAAGTTTGCCCGGATAAATACGAAGAATTATGCGAAGAAAATAGCGAACTTATTAAGGAAGTAAGTTACGTTGGCAGGAAGGCATTATTAAAAACAATTAATCCGTCTGATGTTTATTACAAAAGCAGTGGTTATACACAATTTAATGAGAAATGGCATTGGGATGGGGAGAAACTCAATTATTCGTCAGGTTATGTTCATGGTTTCAATGTTACAAAAGATTATGAAATCGACTTAATTAGAATTATCCCATCAGATAAATCCGTTATCACAATTTCAAGTAATGAGCAAGTCTCTGATAAAACGATATTTATTGATTAAAGGAGGCGGTCTGATGCTAATAGCCGGAAATAGAAACGGGACCCTCGTAAACAACTATTGGACCAAGCTTGACAAGCTCAACCGCGAACGGGCTGCCGAAGTAATCAAGCTGCGGGAAAAGGAGCAGCATGAAAGTTACGACAGGGCCGTAAAACCCTACATAAAGCCAGCAACCGAAGCACCCAAGAAAAAGGTGATCCGTAAGAAGTACGATCATGACCTTTTCACGACCCACGGAGAAAAGATCGCCGAACTGTATAAGCAGGGAAGGAGCAAGCGGCAGATAGCCTTACATTTTGGCATATCTCAGCACACGGTCAAGCGGATAGTAGTCAGGCTGGGACTGGAGAAGGAGGAATAGCCATGGCATTATTTTCTCAGGGAAACTTGGAAGCCGTAAACAATAAAATCAGAATATGCACCAAATGCCATCAAACCTTAATTTTTAGCGAACAGGACGGGTTTTGCTGCCCGATATGTCATAGATGCTGGCTGCCACAAGACGAAGCAGACAAGACCTACACGCACCCTGCCGCAGTTTACCGGGGCGGCGCAGTTGTCTACAAAGGTACTAGCAAAGGCAGGAAGCGGAAGAAGCCGCCTAAAAAGACAGATTGGGCAGGTATGTATGGAGATAGTTGATAAAAATTTAAACACAAGAGAGGGAAAACTATTAGCTTAAGCGGGAAAACTCGCTACGGGGCAAAATATTAGCAGGGACTAGAAAGGACCGGAGAAATCCGGCCCTTTTAAATATTACACCGTATATTTGTCTGGATTGTTTAAAAAAGTGCTGTTTTTTAAACTATTTCTCTCCCTTCGGCTTTGGCTAGGGCTTGCTTGGCCGCAACAACTAGCTTATCTGAATAACAATAAGGAATTACCCCAGACTCAATAATTGCCTTCAATGCCTCATACATTTCAGGGCAAGCGGCGATTAGGTAAGAGTTTGCTTCAACTTCTCTATCTTCTGACCCCATATGATATAGCGGTTTTGCGATTCGCCTTTCCTTCGTGCGAATTTCGGGGATGCTGCCATAGGTTTTCTCAATATACCATTCTCCCTTTGTGTAGTTCATCCCTTATTTCCCTCCCGTCAAATATTTGATAAGCCAGCGTAAAAAGTAGTCAAATCTAATTTTAATCAGCCCCCTCTACCATTCTTGACCATTTACTCGTCTCCTCCAAGCGAAAAATCTTTCACACTCCATCTGCATCTTTGTATAGGCAGGATAAATAGGACATTCATAAGTAGGAGAATCGCCGGCATAGATACAATCTTTGTCATTGTGGCGACATATTGCTTGCCCGTCCTTGTATTTTCTTGCTTCACAATATGGCTTGGAGGAGAATAAGCTCTTTCTAGCCATTTCCCCGCCTCCTTTCTATCTCCCGGCACTCTATTTCCTCCAGTTTGACGCTGATCGCCAGGATTATAAACCCGGCTACCAAAAATACTGATAGCCCCTGTATCACTAAGAAAAAGTCCTTAAGCATATTCTTACCTCTTTTCTTTTAGAATTGTACGAGGTAAACTATAACTGTAAAGCTATTTACCCCGTTTCTCTGGATTAGCCCTGTGTGCAGCAGGGCTTTTCTGCTTTAATATCAATCTGTAATTGATAAAGTTTTATTAATTCATTTAAAGCCTTTAATTCTTCCCTATATTGCAGTATCTTTTTATCGTCTTTAATATAGGGATTAAAAGCAGGGTGTTTATCCATTTCACTCCATGCTCTTTCCAATAACTGCTCAAAATATGGCTTATCATGTTTGATATTTTTCCTGAATTTTTCGTGATATTTTGCCTTTATTTTATCAATCATCTTTCCTACCTCCTTATTTTTACTAATTTCCTCAACGCTCGGTCCTCCTTGATAATCAACTAAAACTTTGTTTATGCCGTCCTTTAATTTCTCACTCAACCCTATTGATTTTATATCCATTTCTTTTAACACTTCTTTTGCCGTTCTTTTTGCTTCCTGCTCTGCCAGGATTCCCGCTAGTTCTTTTATGGCCGCTTCATTGAAAATATTCTGAAACATTCCTTTCCACTCCTTTCTTAATCCAATAAGCACCGCCCCTTTTTAGGTAGGCTTCTAATTCCCGACCTCCTTAATTTTTAATCCTGCTACTAATTTTTGGTTTGCTCGGCTGTATGTTGCCGTTGACACTCTTTGCAATTCGATCATTGCTGTCTGATCACCATGCCATGTTTTCGATTTTTTGTCATAGACAAAACCCGCATTTTTAAGTAATTCCTTAGCATTATAAGTTGTTCCAGATATTTCATACATTTTAAGCCCGTTGACTCTTTCCATTCCAATTCCTCCTTTTAATTTAATATCTCTTTTAATACGTTCCTAAAATATCTGTCTTTATTGGCTGGAATAGTAGCTGCATATGCTACCTGGTTTTGAAGTTTCCAGCTTACGCCTAATTTATCTAATTCAGTAGCATAAAGTTTGAATTGCTCAGTAATTTCTTTTTCTCCTAATTCGCCCTGTTCTGCTCTTACTTTAGGAGCAATTTTACACCAAAAGTATAATCCTTCTAATTCCTGGTACTGTTTACTGTTTAATTTCATTCTCAATTCCTCCTTATTTTCCTTTCAGATAGGCTTCGAGGGCCTTTCGCACAACATCCGTCTTTGTTTCGCCTGTTTCCTTCAGGTAGGCTTCCAGCTTTTCGCCGAGTTCTGCCGGTATCCTGGTATAGAGATTGTTCGTTGCTTGTGCCATTTTTGTTGACCTCCTTTTGTTTTGTTGTCCTTCTGGCTTGGTACTTCGCCGCCCTATTGCTCAAAGGCCGGTTGCGGTGCTGTTTCCCTTGCCTGTGAATACATCATAGCATGCCTGCACGCATGCTGTCAACAAAATATCAAAAAAAGTTTTCGACAAAGCTGTGAGCCTTAGAGCAGTCGGGGAAAAAAGTTTTAGACAAAGATGTGCTCTTGACAAATATACATTTTTTGCTAGAGTATAGTTGATAGCTGTTTCCCCTGGGAGCGGCTATTTTTATGTCCATGCAAATCTACAATAGATATTATATATAGTGGATTTACATGGCCAAATAACAGTAAATGCCGTAATAATGCGGAGTAGAGTGCAAAACAAAATTGCAATTTACCCCGCTTTTTTGTTGCCTTTTTTACCTTCAGATTGCACAAAAGGAGGACTGATAAATGCAAAAAATAACTACCTATATAGATGAGGATTCGGGCGAAGTTCTGAGCCGGAAACAGCACGGAGTCGGCAAAAGATTTGACCCGGAAAAAGGCTATCTATTCCGTAATCAGGCCGGAGGATTCAGCCAGTTCTATGATGTTCCCTTCCCGGAAACAATGACAGATATAGAGATAGGAAGAATGACCAGGCTTGCAAAAAAAATGTGGGGAAGTACCAATATGCTTGGTTACAGAGGAAACGGGGGAATTAAGCCATATGATATAGGTGGAATAGCCAGGGTAATAGGATTGCAGCAGAGACAGGCATATAACTTTATTAATAAAATGCTTGACATGGGAGTTATTGCAAAAGTAAAAATCGAATCAAAAGGTCAAACAGATTATCAGTACTATGTTAATCCTTTGTATTACAACAGTAGCAACAGAATACCCCTGAACTTGTATCTACTATTCCGCAGCCAACTCGACCCTTACATACCAAGCTGGGCCAAAAAGCTATATATAGAACAAACTGGCCAATGATTTTTTTAATCGCGCTCTAACATAACTGAGCTGCACAACAATTATGCCGATTAGCGGCAGCATCATTACTAAGGAGGGATATTATGATTGGCAGACCAAGAAAGTTCACCGATGCAACTGATCTGTATAATACCGGTTTACGATACATTCAAGACACGCTCAACAAAGGAGAGCATCTTACATTCACAGGTTTATGTATTGCCCTGGACACAACCAGAGAAACATTCGGAGATTATGAGAGTGGGAAATATGATACTTCAGAGCAACCCTTTTCTGACTCCATAAAAAGGCTTAAACAATACTGTGAAAACTACGCTGAGCAGCGCATATTCTCCCATAACCCAGCAGGAGCCATCTTTGCGCTCAAGAATTACGGCTGGAAGGACCGCCAAGAGCTTGATGTCAATGCCGATCTGGATGCTCAAATCAATGTCAAATTCGTTCAGGACGAGGACGAGGACTGATATTTATGCACTCATTTATCAGTTTATACAATGCCAATATATAGGGCTTTCTGTTTTGCATATTTACTGTATATTATACAAATGCCTATATATTGCCTGTTACAGCGATTGATTTAGTTGACATAATATATATTATATAGAGGTTGATGCCTCTTTTTTTATGTTTATGCAAGGGTTTATGCAACAGATCAAAGAACAGGCAGCAGGACCAGGTCAGAGCAGAGGCAGAGGTCGGAATCAGATGCACCCGGGGTGGGGGTAGGGGTAGGCCCGGCAAAGGGTACACCCATGTTATATATATACCCCCCCACAAATTTTTTCAGAACACAAAAGGAGGTCTTTATGCAAGCCTTAAAAGAATGGTTCATCGAGGTTCGGTACAGATGGCATGAGAGGCAAGGAATGAGGGAGTTTTAAATGCCTGAAATAAAGATAAAGTGGCAACCACAGCCGAGGCAGTTGACCTTCTTAAAGGCTTGCGGATTAGCGCATCCATTTGAAGGCGGTCAGCCTACACAAGCGGTAGCAGATGTTATCGGGTATGGAGGTTCAGCCGGGGGTGGTAAATCAGACTCCTTGATTGCTTTGGCGATGATAGCGGGATTGACTTATCCGGGTATCAAGATCGGTTATTTTAGACGGGAGTTTCCTCAGCTTGAAGGTCCGGGCGGGGCAATTATGCGTAGTCAGGAGTTGATGACCAGCTGGGCAAAGTATAACGCCACCAAGCACCGGTGGACGATGCCGACTAAAGCGATATTGCAGTTTTGCCACTGTAAGAATGAAGATGATATGTTCAATTATCAGTCTCAGCAGTTTGACATACTTCTTTTTGACGAAGGGACGCAGTTCACTGAAACGATATACCGGTATCTGCAATCAAGAAACAGGGCAACAACCAATAACAAGGCTTTCGTTCCTTTTACTGCTATCGCCACAAATCCGGGCGGTGAGGGTCATGGATGGTTTAAAGAGCAGTTTGTAGATATTGGTGCTCCCGAAGAAGTTTACTCTTATGAAGTTCAGCCGGGTACTTTTGAGAATCATATGTTTATTCCTGCAAAGCTGGCAGACAACATGATTCTTGAGAAACGTGACCCTAGATACCGTCAACGGTTAGAATCTCAATCAGAGATAGTCAGGAGGCAGTTACTTGAAGGGGATTGGGATGCTTATGCGGGGCAGTATTACCCTGAGTTTTCGCGCTCTATTCATGTAATTAAGCCTTTTGAGATACCCGACCACTGGAAAAGGGTGCGCTCTCTTGACTACGGGCTTGATATGACCGCCTGCTACTGGTGGGCGATCGATCAGCAGGGGAAATGTCATGCATATCGAGAGTTGTGCGAGAAGAATTTGAATTTAAGTCAGGCGGCAAGAAAGATTTTGTCCATGACTCCTGCGGGAGAAGAAATAGCTTACACCGTTGCATCCCCTGATTTATGGAATAGGAGGCAGGAAACAGGGGCAAGCGGGGCAGAGGTGATGATTAAGGCAGGGCTCAAAGGACTTATTCGGGCGAATAATTCAAGGGTTCCAGGTTGGAGGTGTCTGCGTGAATACCTTTCGCCTTACGAGGATGAATTTGGAGAAAAGACCGCAAAACTGGTTATGTTCAATACCTGTACTCAGCTTATAAAGAATTTGCCTTTGCTGCAGCATGACGAAAATAACCCGGAAGATGCGGCGGACAAGCCTCATGAAGTGACTCATTCGCCGGAGAGTATCAGATATTTTGTAATGTCCAGACCATCGGCGGCATCTCTTAAAACAGATACCAAGCGGGATATGTTTTTATACCGCACAGAATCGGTCGAGAACAGCTTATTAGGCGGGGAAGTGACCAGAAGCTACATAGAGTATTAAGGAGGCAGGAAATGGCTTATTTAATGGCAGTCATGGGACTGCTTTTTTTTGTGGTCCCAGTTTGGTGTTACCGCAGGGGTTTAAAGGATGGACTTGCCTTGAAGGAAGGGGCAAAGACTGTAGAGCCGATACCTACTCCTGTTCAGTATGTTGAGCAGAAGAAGCAGGAGAAAGAAACCAAAGAGAAAGCAGACCTCATCAACGAGGGATGGCAGAACATTATGAACTATTGAGGGGAGGTGAAGCATGAAAAAGCCGGAGAACGATACTACCAACGAGTGGGGGCTGTATCAAAAAAGCAAGAACTATAAATATACCATCGGATTGTACCAGAATTGCAACCAGAATGAATTGTTTTATGCTGGCGATCAATGGAATGGAGTTGTCAGTAATGGACTCCCTACCCCTGTATTCAATATATTCAAAAGAGTAATCAATTACTTCATCTCCGCGATACTGTCTGAAAAGGTAAAAATGACCTTTGTACCTGAGAATATTGCCGATGATGCCGAGGATGCGAAGTCATTATTTATCAAGCAGGCAGGAGAATTGATTTCTTCTTATTCTGAAACCTTGTGGGAAAAGATGAAGATGGATTCCAATATGCGCCAGGCCCTCTTGGATGCGGCACTGTCAGGGGATATGGACGGGTATGTATTTTGGGATCCAGATATTGATACAGGGCAGAAGGTAACAGTCAATGTCGGTGATATGCTTAATCCCCAAACGGTTGATATACCGATAATGGGGGACATCAGCTTTCAGATGGTCGATAATGTCAATGTTCATTTTGGCAATCCCAACGATGCCAATGTGGAGAATCAGCCATGGATGATCATATCATTTAGGGAACTGGTATCGAAGCTGAAAGACGAAGCCAAAGCCAATGGAGTAAGCACTAGAGAACTGATGAATATTGTTGGCGATGTGGACAATACTGAACAGTCAGGGGAAATGTCCAAGATTGAACTTGAAACAGATGATGAAAGTGCTAAAACAACGGCATTGGTGAAATTTTGGAAGGTTAAAGGGAAAGACGGCAAGACCACTGTTCATTACCGGAAGTCAGTAAAGTCTGTAGTCATTATTCCTGATACCGATATGAAAATATCAAGATACCCCATAGCCCATGCCAACTGGGATAAGCGGAAAAACTGCTGCCACGGTCAGGCGGTCGGCACAGGCTTGATACCGAACCAGAAAGCCATTAATAAGCTGTTTGCCATGGCGATAAAGAGTGCAATGGATTTAGCCTACCCAAAGGTAGTTTATAACAAAAACGTTATTCCCAAGTGGTCCAATGTGGTCAGTGAAGCCATTGCTGTAGAAAGCTCAGACGATATTCGCAATGTCGCCATGTATATGTCTCAGACCAATATGAACAGTCAATCATTCGTAATGAACCTAATTGATGCGGTAATCGATTACACCAAGGACCTGATAGGCGTAACGGATGCACAGTTAGGCGATGTAAGGCCGGATAATACATCAGCTATTATCGCTGTTCAACAGGCATCGTTCGTGCCGCTTGAGAATATCAAAGCGAATCTGTACCAGTGGGTAGAGGATATAGGATATATATGGCTTGATTTCATGATTGCCAAGTACGGCGAAAGAAGCCTGACCATTGTTGAGAACGGGCAGAGGCAGGTAATCCCATTTGATTTCAGCCAGTTAAAAGATGTTAAATTCCAGCTTAAAGTCAATGTCGGAGCATCTTCCTACTGGTCAGAGATAGCATCCTTGCAGACCTTAGACCGATTATTGATGGATGCCAAAATAGACTTCATTCAATACCTGGAAAGGATTCCTGACGGAGTGATACCCAAGAAAGAGGATTTAATCAACGAACTCAGGATGGCGATGCAGAACCCGCCGCCGCCGGACCCACCGCCACCGTCAACCTCTATCAAGTATGAGGACTTGCCGATAGCAGGGCAGATACAGTTAGCCGCACAGCATGGCATCCAGTTGACCGAACAGGACTTTGAACTGATGCAACAGGCACAAATGGCTCTGACCGAGAATGAGCAGTTGAAGTTAGATATGCGAAAGATGACCGAGCCTGATATTGGGCAGTTTGTAGAACCCGAAAGGGAATTAATGCAGGGGGGTGCATAATTATCCAGACTCACAATTTCAGCCTTGAGACATTTGGGAACTGCCGCGTTTTAGCGACAGAAGGACTTCACGGGTGGGATTGTGAGGTGTCCCAAGGCTGATTTAATTTAATATTACTACTGCTCCGCTTTTGCGGGGCTTTTTTATTTTACAAACGGGCGTTGAAAGTCAACTGCCGCCGAGTTGAAAGGGGATTTAAGTAATGGAAAATATCGAAAACACGGGCGTAAATGAACCTGTTGCCGCCGAACAGGATGTACCTGCTGTTAATGAACCCGCCGTTGAAGAAAATTCAGCGGAAACACCTACGGGCGTAGATGGGGAAGAAAACCCAAGTCCTGCCGCCGAGGACGAACCAAAGTTTGACGAAAAAACCGAATCTGCTTTTGCCAAAAGGTTAGCTGCTGAACGGGCAAAAATCGAAGCTGAAGCCACAAAGAAGGCTTCTGAAATAGAACAAGCCCTGCAAGCCAGAGACGCCGAAGTTGCCAGAAGGTTTGGCGATAAAGGCATAACCACCTGGGAACAGTTGGTTTCTGGTTGGGACATGGCGCAGAAGCAACAGCAACAGCAATATGTTGACCAGACCTATATGCAGAACCTTCAGAAGATAGCCAGCACCTATGGTGCGGACCCTGAACTCTTAAACCAGATCATCAACGAAGCTGTAAGGTATCACCCATTAGCCGCCAAAGCTACACAGCTCGAACAGCAATTCGGGCAGATACAGACACAGAAGCAGATGCAGGAAAAGATGGACAGGGATATTGCCGACTTCAGAGCCGCCTATCCAGAGGTAGATGCCAAAACCATCCCCGATGCGGTGTGGGACAAAGTGAATAACGGTATGCCTCTTATATATGCTTACCAAATTCACGAAAACACAGCACTTAAAACAGAAAACGCGGAACTGAAAAAAGCCTTACAGGTGCAGAGCAATAACGAAGCCAACGCCACATCGACTCCCGGCAGCGTGAAAGGTGACGGGGGAACTGCCGCTGACTTCATTTCCTTTGATGATTTCGAGCGGAACAAAGGCAACCAATCATGGGTGCAAAAGAACTACAAGCGGATCATGGAGAGCCGCCAAAAATGGTAATCAGAAAGGAAGATGATAAATGAACGTCAATAACGTAGCGAGAGGATTTATACCCGAACTTTGGGATGCGAGTGTATACCGCACATTAGAAGATAATCTGGTGCTGAAAAAGATATGCAAAGCCCCGATAAAAGCTCCCATCAAGCAGTACGGTGACACCGTGTATTTCACTGGTTTAGCCGACCCCACTATTACTGCTTATACTGGCACTCTTAACGCAGAAGCATTGAACGATGACCAGATCGCAATGCTGATTGATAAGACCCAGACCTTCTGCTTCAAAGTAGAAGATGTGGACAAGCTGATGGCGAATGTAGACCTGCAAGGGTCACAGACGGAAAGAGCCGCCTACGCACTTAAAGATGCTGTAGAAAAAGATGCTTTCCAGCACATTCCAGACTTCGCTAATGCCGGAACAGCACAGACCGCAACCGTAACTTCTGCCAATGCAATCAGTTCTATTGCAGAAATGGCGAGTGCTTTGTATGCCAACAATGTCAAAGAGAACAATATGTTCCTCGTTATCCCCCCGTGGATGATGATTAAACTGAAACTTGCCGGCATTAAATTCAGCATCAATGAAGGTACGAACGGCAAAGGCGGTATGTTCTGGTCTAAAGACTTAGGCTTTGACACCTATGTGACCAATACCGTTTACAACTCTGCCGCTACTCCGGTTTCTGTATGCTTTGCAGGGTCATACCAAGCTATCGGCTATGCTGACCTGCAGCTTGCAACCAGAACCTTGCCGTTGACTGGTTCCCGTGCAACTCAGGTTGATGGTGGCTTGGTCTATGGTTACAAAGTCATCAAACCGAGAGAACTGATAAAAGCGACCTTCACCTATGGTGCAGAGTCCGACACACTTTAAGATAGAAAGGATGAGTGAGAACACATGGCAGTTGGAGATAATTTAGCGATTACCAATACTTTGATTACTGGTTTTGGTGCGGCAATCGAGGTTGCGAAAGCTACCGCTGACCAAACAGGAGATGGTTTAACGCAGAAATTCATTTATACCCCGACCGGCAAACCGCAGAAGGTCATATTTCTTGTTCATGTTGGGGATGCAACTGGTGTGACCATTACTGTTACCGCAGGTGACAACGTATTTGGAGCGGCGGCAAAAACCATTACCACAGCAACCAAAGCGGCAGACTATGTTATCCAGATTGAAACTGGGGCATATGCCCAGAGCGATGGAACCATTGAACTGACCGTTGACACCATTGATGCCGCCAAAGACCTTAAAAACGACCATGCTTTGACCGTAGCGGCGATCGAAATCATTTAACAAGTGAGGGGGGAGAAATCCCCCCTTTACTAACGAGGTGAAGAAATGCGATTTAAAGCAGAACCGAATCTATATGTACGCTTCTCCCTTCCCCTGCAAAGAGCAACAGGCAGGAAGGGACTTTACTTTAACAACCAAGGAACCTATGAAACCGAGAGTCCCATTTTGATTAAGGCACTCAGCCGACAATTTGAGATAGATGAAAGTGAAAACAAGGTTACAAGCACCGAAGCCATAAGAAGGTGCAAAAAGTGTGATTTCACCTGCACCAATCAAGGTGAATTACTCAAGCATTATCGGGAAAATCATCCCAAGAAGGAGGCATAAATAGTGAAAATAAGAACTGTATCAGGCAATCAAGTATTTCTATTGCCGAGTGATGCGATTTTAAAGGTATCTGCCGTAGTAGCTTGCACCGTTCAGTTAGGAGCATCGAGGGATTACGCAGGTTACTTCACCATTAAAAAGACCGAATCCTCTGCTAATGCAGTGACCATCGTGCCAGCATCTGGGGAAAAGATAGACGGAGCAGACAGCGTTATTCTGACCACCGAAAACGAATACAAGACCCTTGCTCCCGCAGAAGGTGGATGGACGGTAGTTGACTCTTATACCGTGACACCTTCTTTCAATTCTCCCGTTTTGACCACTCCCAAGATTGCAGACGGGGACAAAGGGGTCACAGTCACATCAGCAGACCAGAACCATGCTACTCCCGTGGTAACGATTCCTAACATTGGAGATGCGGCAGACGAGTTTGTAATGAAAGACACCCAGCAGACACTCACCAAAAAAATGTTAACTGCTCCTTTAATGGAAAATCCGACAATCTATTTTACTTCTAATCTGCATAATTACGAAACAGGAGTAACAGAGTGGACATTAAGCCCGACAGAGGCTTTGATGCCATTTCATAGAGTTGGTAATGCCGATGCGAATGTTTCAGCAATTATAGGCAATTCAACAGTTCCTTATATTTTTATGAATCAAACGGAACACACACTCACAGTTAAAATGGAATCGACAGCTGGCTTTGCTATACCCGCAGGTAAAACGGCAATCGTTATGAGTCTTATATCCGATGTTTTCGGATGGTTGCCGGAATCTAGTTCTTAGTAAGGAGGGAGATAAATGCAAGCATTAATTAATTTTCTAGCAAGGTTTATAAATGCAACCAAAGATGCTTTTAATGTGCAACTATCGGGAAGTAAAGTTGCTGAGATGCAAGACCAAAGTGATGCGACTGCCGATGTGTTAACCTTTAGCGAAAATATATCTTCGATTGAAATATACCACAGTGAATCCACTCCGCAGAGTTTTGCGGTGAACGGACTGACATTAATCGTGGCGGCAGGAGGTTGGCGTAGTCCTATAGCTGGAACTCCTGGCGTGACGGTTGGCATACCCACGGGAGTCAACTGTATCGTAGCAAGGCTGGTGTAGGTTATGTGGGGATATAAAGAGGCATACGGTTATTTCTTGAAACAAAGCAGTCCACCACCAGACCAAGGACTTATGCCGGACATAGCGGTAGTACCAGAAATAACAGTGGGCATGGTCTCGCTCGCCCAGGAAGTGCCAGTTGTGGATAGAGACAGCGTAACCGTCGCTCCTGGCACGATAACAGCAGGAATGGTATCGCTGACATATGCAGTCCCGTCGGTAGACACAGAAAGCATTAAAGTTGCTCCGGGTGCGATCGTAGTCGATTTGTTCGTGCCGGAATAGAGAGGTGAAGATTAATGAGTGAACCAATGGTAAGCATCCATAACAGGTTTCGTGTGGAAGTAAGAGACGCGGCAACTCAAGAATTGCTGCAGGAAGCGTTCGGCGAAAACATGGTATTGGACAGGATTTATACCAGACTGCTGCAGTTCAATACTTACTTCATTAATATCGTTTTTGGCAGCGGCACTGGCATGCTGGCAGCGGACAGAACAGCGCTGTTTAACCTAGTTGGGTATAAGGCAGCCGCTGACGTTGAGTTGATCAGGGAATATCCGATGAGCACCTGGACGCGAAAGATACGACTGGGAACAACGGAGTTTAATGGCAATACCATAACTGAGGTAGGCATCAGCGAAGATACCACCGCCATCAATACTCATGCGTTACTGAAAGATTCCAACGGGGATCCCGTGGCAATTGTTAAGAACAACACCACATTTATCGATATATTCTGCACGGTCTACGTGACTCTGTATAATGTGGACACCGGTTTATACTGGTACGGTACCGGCTTGCGTGATTACTTAACCGGCGGCAGCGCCCCGACCAGCAACAGTTTAAGCATATCCTATTTAAACGACCCGACAAGGATCACCGGCACCAGGACATACGACCTGACCAATAAGACGATAACACTGGCGGGCAGGTTCGGTGAGGAAGATTTCAACCAGGAAGTTAAGCACATAGACTGGGATGCAATCGGATTAAGATGCAAAATGCCGCGCACAGGGGTATTTGCAGGCGTAGCTAAAACAGGGGTAGTTATCGGGACTGCGAACGGAACACTGGATGTTTTCACGATTCCGCATTACAACATAAGCGATTTGGTGATCAAAGTGGGTGGGGTGGAAAACAGCAACTGGACACGGCAATTGCCGGAGTACAATAAAATTAAATTCAACCCTATTCCTGCGAGTGGAGAGGTGACGGCGGATTATACCTGCCTACACATCCCCAAAGACATGACCCATGCGCTGGACGTTTCAATGACGATCAATTTTGCCGCATCCGAACCTGATCCGGTCATGTCTGACCCAACGGAGCCGGCTACTTTCCCAGCAGGAAGTCTTGCGCAGATGGCAGGAGACATGATCCAGGGGTTTTACGGCGAGGTCAGTGCGGCTAACTTTATCAGTGGTAACGATTTAGCCACATACCTTAGTCTGGCTGCCGGGACGGCGCAGAACACGGATGCTGGGTGGCTAAAATGTGTATTAGGCGGGCGGTTTTTATTCATCGCCAAAAAGACATTTAGATACAATCTGTCCTGGGATAACATAAACGCCGTGAACGCTATTTACGGTACCAGGCATATTAATATCGGCGGCCATATTTTTGCAATCAAATTACTGACAAGCGATGAGTGGGACAGGATCATACAACCGCTTCACAAGGACGGGATCGGGCCGAGGCTCTATAGCTATACGGATGCTGACCTTGGAGTCACAACAGGCAATGGCAGAGGAACTTGGACGAGCACCCCCTCCGGCTCGACTCGCGTCATCCGCGGCAGTACGTCTGTCGGCGATTCGTATTCCACTACGCCCTCGGCTTCGTTTTCCACTTACGGTTGGCGGCCAGTCCTTGAATTTATCGCTAGTCTCTAATAGGGAGGGTATCGCCATGCTAAACCTATGTTGGATATTGCCACTGATTTGTCTTATCATGATTTTGATTTATAAACCGTAAAAACATATTAAATTATTAATATAAAGTTAGGAGGTGATAACTTAATGCCTTACACATTTACAAACGGAGCCGGAACAGAAGCTGACCCTTATCAAGTCTGGACTGCCGATGATTTAAATGGGGTGCGGGACTATCCATCATCTCATTTTATTCAGATGAAACATATAGATCTCTCAGGTTACCCTGATTGGGTTCCAATAGGCACTGCAACCTTTGAAGGAGAAGAAGTAGATTCTAATACTGTTTTTTCAGGTTTTTATAATGGAAATGGTTATAAAATAAGTAATCTAAATGTACTGACAGGGGTTGCTATGGGAGGAGGTTTTGCAGGAGGTCTTTTTGGTTTAGCTGCTGATTTAGCATTAATAAATTCGGGAGAACCATCTGAAAATCCACCTGAAATTAAGAATATTATATTAGAAAATGTAAATATAAA